TTAGTAAGATTGTTCTTTCAAGTAAATGTGTTCGTAGCGATGGTGTTAGTCGTGCTGTTATCGACAGGCTGCTTAAATCCGAGTAAGCCGGTTGAGAAGATTAAGATTATCCGAGTAACCATTCCAGACAATCTTTTAGTGACTTGTCCTAAACCAACATTAAATGGTGAAAAATCTTCTGATGTTGCTGTTTACGCTGTAAAGGTAACAGACCAATTAAAAATTTGTAACAGTCGGATTACACAAATTAAAAACCTAGTGAATGACTATGAACACGAAATAGAGCAAGACGCTCACAGTGAATATCAATCGTTAGGCTTTGAGAAAGATAAGGTCGACCGTGACGACAAAGGTCGAAACAATGGCAATGGTAGAGGACGATAAAATGTTAATTTCCGAAACGGTATTCAATAGAGTTTTCCCAAGAGCAATTAATGGAATGTATCAAGCTATTGAAAAACACATTGAATTGGCAGGTTGTTTCAATAAGCAACAACAAGCGATGTTTCTTGCTCAATGCGGACACGAAACAGCAGGGTTCACAACATTAAGCGAAAATCTAAATTATTCAGCTGATGGATTAATGAGAGTTTTCCGTAAGTATTTCCCTAATCCTAATGTCGCTCGCCAGTATGAACGTAAACCAGAGAAGATTGCAAGCCGAGTTTACGCAAACCGAATGGGTAACGGGTCAGAAGAAACGATGGACGGTTGGAATTATCGTGGTCGTGGCTTAATTCAAATTACTGGCAAAGATAACTATATCCGATTTGCTCGTTGGTTAGGCGAAACAATCAGCCCGAAAGAAGTATCAAACAATCTAGAATTAGCTGTTAAGGCTGCGGTGTGGTACTGGATATTCAATGAGCTTGCTTCACTTGATTCTGTTCAAAAGGTAACAATCCGAATTAACGGCGGTACAAACGGATTAGATGACCGTTGTAGATTATTCCGTGCGTTAATGGTGGATTAATTATGAACAGATTAATTCTGATTTTTCTAGCGGTAGCAGTTAGCCTGTGCGGTTGGATTTGGTTTCAACACGGAACGATAAATGACTTAAAAGCCAAAAACCAAACACAGGCTAACCTTATCGCAGAACAAGAAAAGGTTAATCAATCGCTAAAAGATACGATTGAGATGGAACGCCAAGCCGTAGAACAACAGAGAGTAATCCACGATGAAATCAAACAAGAAGCACAAGACAAAATCCAAATGGTTAGAAAGATTATTAAGACACAACCTTGCTATAGCACTCGTATTCACGATGACGCTATTGAGCGGTTGCACTAATAAGGTTACTACAAAGACTGAGTATATCTATCCTCCACAGGCTTTCTTAGTGCCTTGTGTGAAAACTCCATTTATGGGTAATACATACGGTGAAGCAGTAGAGCATCTAATCACTGTGATAGCTGAGCGAGATATGTGTGCTAGCCAAATCACAAACATTAACAAGTGGATTGAGAATAGTAAGGCAGGTAAATGATGAAAGTAGGAAGTATTGTAAAACTCCGTAATGGAACATTATGTGATGTAGTTTATGAAACACAATTCGGTAAATGGTTATTAGTCGAAAAGACAGAAACAGAAGAGCCGCCATTTAGTCACTGGCATAATGCCAACGGTACATTTTATGCTGATGATGAAAGCCCACTAGATGCAGTAGAAGTAATTAATCTCAATTAAACAAGCCAATTTAAAGGATTTCCCTATGTCAGACGTGAAAGAGAAATCCACGTCTAAAGGCGTGGTGAAATTAACTGATAAACAAAAACGGTTTATCGAAGAATACCTTGTCGACCTTAATGCAACTCAAGCAGCAATTAGAGCTGGATATAGCGAAAAAACAGCGTATTCAATAGGCGAAGAAAACCTGAAGAAACCTGAAATAAAGCGAGCTATTGAAGAAGCTCAATCAAACCGCTCAAGCCGAGTGCAAATAACTCAAGATGATGTGATTCGAATGTTGATTGAAAACATTGAGAAGTCATCCGGCACAAAGCAGGTAGTTATCACTCAAACACGAAAATCAGAAGATGGTGAGTTCGTTGGTGATGACGTAGCTCAATTTGTCTATGAGCCGTCTAGTGTGAATAAAGCCTTAGAGTTGCTAGGTAAGCACTTGGGTATGTTCAAAGATAAAGTTGAACTGACTGGTGAGCTTAATGTGGAACAAAAAACCGAATTGAATTTATCTGGATTGAGTGTAAATGAACTTGAGCAGCTTGAAAAATTACTCGAAAAAGGAAATTCTGAACAAGATCCAAATTGAGAAAGCTAGGAAGTCACTAATCCATTTTACAACAAGAACAAAGCAAGATTTTGTTACAGGCTGGTTTAATATTCTTATTGCTAAAGAATTGCAGCAATTCTATCAAGATGTAGTGGATGGGAAGCAGCCTAGATTGATGATATTCGCACCGCCAAGAAGCGGCAAAAGCGAGTTATTCAGCCGAAGATTCCCAGCTTGGGCGTTCGGGCAGAATCCAAATCTTCAAATAATCGCCTGCTCATATTCTGCTGACCTCGCTAGTAGAATGAATAGAGATGTTCAGAAAATTATGAGCGATGACGAGTATTTTGAGATTTTTAAAGAGTCGTCCTTAAGTAAAAAAAGAACATCTACGCTATCAAGCCAGCCATTGATGAATAGTGAGATATTTGAGATAGCTGGACATCATGGTGCTTATCGCTCCGCAGGCGTTGGCGGTGGCATCACTGGTATGGGGGCTGATATTGCTATAATTGACGACCCAGTTAAAGATGCAAAAGAGGCTAATTCAAAGACTGTTAGGGATAGCATTTGGGATTGGTACACTACAACGCTTTACACACGACTATCTCCAAGCAGTGGAATTCTATTAGGCATGACGAGATGGCACGAAGATGATTTAGCTGGCAGGCTAATCGAAAAAGCAAAATCTGATGGTGATAATTGGCGAATTGTGAAATTTCCAGCTATCGCAGAAGAGGATGAGGAATTTCGTAGAGAGGGCGAACCATTACACCCAGAGCGTTACGATTTAAATCGCTTACACAATATAAAAAAAGCGGTTGGCTCTCAGGCGTGGAATGCTTTATACCAACAAAGACCATCAAATAAAGGCGGCGGTATAATTAAAGGCTCTTGGTTTGGCCGATATAAAGTGCCACCAATCATTAAGCTTAAAGCGATCTACGCAGATACGGCTCAAAAAACAAAGCAGCACAATGACTATTCTGTATTAATTGTTGCTGGTAAAGGAATGGATGGCAAGGTTTATATATTAGACCTTGTTAGAGGCAAATGGGAAGCTCCAGATCTTGAACAAGCGTTAAAAGACCTTTGGGTGAAACATAAAGCTAAACGTGACACCGGCGTTCTAACAAAAGCTAACATTGAAGATAAAGCAAGCGGAACAGGGTTAATTCAAACAATTAAACGAAATAATCAAATTCCAATTCATCCGATTCAAGTTGATGCTGATAAATATACTAGAGTATTAAGTGTTCAAGGGTACATCGAAAGCGGATACGTAATGCTCCCAGAGAACGCACATTGGGTTTCTGACTTTATTGGTGAGTGCGAGGCATTCACCGCAACAGATAGCCACGCACATGACGACCAAGTTGATGCTTTGGTTATGGCAATCACAGATATACTTGGCAAACCAAAATCATTATTGGATTTATAGATATGAAATTTTTTGACGGAATAGCATCTCTGGCGTTAAAGCTCGGATTAAAGCAAGAGCAGACGGAATACGTTGCCAAGTCAATGCTTACTGAAAAGCGAAAAGAATTAGAAGCTTTATGGCGTGAAAATTGGATCGCCAATAAAATCTGTATCAAACGCCCAGAAGATATGACAAGAGCGTGGCGAGATGTTTTCTCCAACGACCTTGATTCAGAGCAATTAGATGCGTTCACTAAATACGAACGAAGAATTAAGCTCCGTGAAACGCTAACTAAAGCATTACAGTGGTCAAGCCTTTATGGCTCGGTTGGTTTGTTAATTGTCACCGATGCAACAA